TATCCAAGTTCCTTCATCATTTTTGTCATTGTAACTTGATCATCCCATGTATTCATGTTACCAAGATATCCTTCTAGTATTTCATCGTAGAAAGTAAACATTTCTGTGTGTCTCATAATGGCAAACTTATGTTCAGATGTAATTTTCTTACACTGCTCTGCATAAGTTTTTGTCATGACATAGCATCCATCTATCCATGCAACTTTAGATCCTATGGGAAATAATTTGTGTGGATTTATTTTTGGATAAGCAGACCTTCTTCTAGGACACTCATGCTCTATGGGTATATCTCTAAATTCCCAAGATCCTTTTTTCTTTACACTACCATCAGTAAAACAAACGTACTGTATATCAGGATCATAGTAGTGTTCATCAGGTATCTCATCATAACCATTTGTAATGCAAGTGTATATGATCAATGGTTTCTTGCTCCACTTATTATTTTGAGTGAGTGATAGTCCTTTGGCCAGTACTTACCTCTATCACCCAGAATAAGGTCACCTGTTTTTGTAAAGACAGCAGCACGATATCTAAATCTTTTGTTCAGTCCTGTGATCTTTGATAATTTGTTGACAATATCTTCAGGGTCTTTCTTATCACTATATTTGTAGTCACCTGCCCTATTGTCCCACCATATTCCATCAGGTTCTGCATTTGTAAATTTATTCAATAAATCTCTAGAGTCTTCCCATTCAAATTTTACTTTTGAAAGTTGAAGAGCAACTGAAAAAGATAATTGATCTCTCACACCACCTTTTATATACCAATCCCACCATAGATCATTGAAATGCCATTGATTTCTTCTCCATAATATCGTACATAAAGGTGGGAAATGATCATTGAATTTATATCCTGTGTCTTTTACCTGCTGTGTAAAATTAATAAGAGTATCTTCATCAACCCAACCCTTAGACACATACTCAGCACACTCCTCTAACCATGTAAATTTACATGGATGTCTCATAATAAAAAAATTAGTTTGATTAAGTATTGCTTCACTAAGTTCAATAAAACAATCATTTATAAGATGTAATTTAGATGCATCCACATATACACTTTCATCAAATGGGCAATATATCTTATGGTATCTTGACAGTCTTATAGGATCTTCTATATGTTTCGGATTGGGTAATGATTTCCATGGTGCTGGTGGATTATCTACACCGAACACATAATATTCAGCACCACTTGGCATGTGAGTTGGAAGAGAAACATAATTATTAGTCAAGCAAGTGTATATTATCATACTATATCAAAATATTTCATATAAAAATCATGCCCAGTATATAGGACATAAAATTTAGAAAGACCTGTAATATTTTTAAGATCATCTATAAATTTATCCTTCATAAGATATTGTTTTTTATCTCCGTGTTGTGGATGTTTTTTCTTGCGACCTACCTTGTTATAGAAACCTAACTCTATACCACTATCATCTCTATTGTCATAAAATTGTGGTTTGATTCCTGTTATTTGAATAGATGCATCAAAAGGAATATTGTCACGATTATAACCACGACTACCCCACTTGTACCAAGTTTCATTGAATATCTTCATGTCCTCTGTCAACTTTCTCCACAATATTGTGCATTGAGGACTTGAATATTCTTTGAAATTATATCCAGATTCTTTCAGTGATTTAGAAAGATTTGTAGCGTCATCATATCCAAAAAATGCACATGTAAATCCTTCTAACATCTCATCATAATATGAGAACTTACCACCGTGTCTTAGTGCACTGAACGGAAACGACTTCATACTCTTCTGAATGAAATCTTTAGTCAAAACAAAACAACCATCAATCCAAACAGTGTATGAATTTTCAGGAAAAAATTCATGTGGATGTGCTTTGACATAGTATGCATAATCTCTTGGATCTTCTATGTCTAAATCTAATTCAATATATTCCCACTCTTTTACAGTCTTATCCACTGTACCATCATGAAAACAAACATACCTTACATCAGGGTCAAAATAACTATGTGCTGGTGGTACATCATATTCGTTTGTTATACATGTGTATACTATAAGTTGTCCATCTATCTCTTCTCCAGAATAATATGGTAAGTTATCTCTGACAGGTAGGTTCATAATATCGCATATTTTCTTCTTGAATTCTTCCTCGTTTTTATGAGTTGTAAAATGATAAGAGTGAGGATAGGGTTTTGCCCTTGTAGATTTGAATAGATCTACCTGCAAATCAACTCTCGGTAGTAATTTACCATACACTTCCCACTCAGCGATAGCACTGGTGATTTGACAACCATGAAATAATTTATAGTGTTCATACCAATACCAATATCTCTCATTCCATTCCTTTACTTTTGATGTATTATTTCTCCATATACAACAGTTGATTGTATGATCCATAAACTCTGGATCAAATCCTATGTGGTGTAAATCATTGCAAAATTTTAAAAGACGATTTTCTGGCACAAAATCACATCTAAACAACTTCATAATCTCCCTTAGAAATGTTCTCTTATCAGGGTGATGCATCAAAGTTATTTCATTCTTCTCTAAAAATTCTTTGGAGTTTTTTACAAACTCCTCAGTCATAGTATAACAACCATCGATCCACACATGTGGTTCATCAAACCATAGATGTGAATTACATCTAGTATGATAGGCATTCAAAACAGGATGATCATATTCACAATCTAACTTGACAAATTCCCAATTACCTTTCTGCTCAATTGGTTGGTCGTAAAACATTACATACTTTACATCTTTATCATAGTAATGATCGGGGATGTTGTCGTAAGCGTTTATATTAGTGGTAAAAATTATCAATTTGGAGGTGCTTCTCTATTGAACCAACCTGTTGCAATATACTTATCAATATCACCTGTCAAGAATGCCCCCCTATGCATATGAGTGTATGCTGCTGGCCAAAAAACTATAGTCCCTGCTGTTGGTTGTAATGACATCTTTTGATATAAAAAATCTGTTGCTCCACCATTACCTAATGGTATGTCGTTTAAGTAAACCATCCATGTCAGCACTCTATCTCGATATAAAAATCCACTATCTTCACAATGCCACACATGATAACCTCCGCCAGGTGGAGTCTTTTGAATTTTATATGTTGTTGATGATAAGGGATCACCCTGTACAATTCCCTTGTAATGATCTGTGTAAATTTTGAAACAATCACCCAACCATCCAGCAAGAGCGAGTGCCATTGCTTTATCATGTGTTTCTAAAAATAATTGTGTATCTTTTCTTCCTAAACTTCCTTGAGGAAATTGTTTTTCACCTGCAAAACCAGTGTCAATTGAACTAACTATATCATCTCCTTTCTCACTTGTTGCCATAGTGGTATGTTTGACAGAATCGTTTACAATATATTTTCTTGAGTACCATTGATCAAAAGAAGCTATCACTGCTTTACATATATCTTTAGGCATAGCATTTTCAAACACTCCTATTGCTTGGTAGTCTTTCATCTCTAATGGACGATTCTCAGGAGGTGCAGGTATATTATGCTCTGAAGCAGCACCACCACCTGCTTTAGGTGTCTTATCTTCTTCTGGAAGTACAACTTCAGACATTTTTTAGTTCCTCTTTTGCTTGATTAAAATATACGGATGGTGGTATTCTACCACAATACTCGTCAAGTTGCATGACTTCATCAACTTTTACATCGGCACCATTCTCTCTCCAAAAATCAGAGAGAGCATTGTTACTACCCCTGTGAAAGATATCTATATGTTCCTCATGAATAGCAGATCCCATATCCAATCTGTAATTGAAAAGGGGTGTGGAATATGATTTTCCACTATCAAGAATCAAGTCTTCGGAGACTGCTCTTGGTCTGATGTTTTGGTCGATTTTCCACTGCGATCCTCTCTGATGAAGTTTGAGAAGTTTAGTTGCATGATGACGAGTAATAAGGTAGCAAGCAGCAGAAAAGTCATTTATAAATCTATGATGTAGTTTTAAAGTTATACCATTAGGATTTATGATTGTCAATTGAAAGCAGTCAAAATTTATAGGCAGTCTTTTTCTTATCTCCTTCCATGTAAAGTTCCAATGTCTAGCAGTATCTAAGTCCACATCATCTTCCATGATCATTATCTCATCAAGATCAGTTTCCTCTACAAAATATTTGATGGCATTCAAGTGTGACATGACACAAGCACACTCTCCAGAATTCATATTATCAGGGACAGTGCCTTTCAAATATTCTTCATACTCTATACCATCAACGCCTGAG